CGCACACACTCCATATTATTGGGTCACGATCGACTAAACGTTATCGAACAAGATTAGAGACTCATTGACTCTCTAGTATTGTTACACGTTGACATCTATCGTACCTGATATGTTCCTAAAGAACACTTTTTAATCTTAGGTTAAGATGGATCGCACAAAGCACGAGACTCATTGACTCTCGCGTTTTGGCCGACCATACTTAAATAAGATTTTGAACTGACCATTTACACAATTATTTCTACAAGCCGTTATCCACGGTAGTGCAAAAAGGACCCAAAGTAACAACTTTGAGCTCCCTATAGGAGGGAGCAGATTTCATATTACATATAAGACCACTTAGTGGCGGACATGATCCTACATGTTCAAAGCCCCCTTGAGGGGCGCTAGGGCTTAAGCCCTGGTTGCATATATCTACATAATAGAATACGCAAAATAAAATAAAAAGTATAAAAGCACTAGGCAATTAAACACATAAAAATCATATATACACGTAAAATTATAGATAAAAAATAACATACAACCGAAGATTCACGAAACTTGGGAATAGTTTTCACTGGTCCTTCGCGATTGAAAAACAGCAAACCACCGAGCCGAAAAGTTGGCTTAACTCTTGCGCACCTCAGACCATTTATGGCGTTCTGATTAAGGGGGATAGAGTATACCAGCTTAGTAAATAAGTGAATTTGTCTGGTTGAGAAGAAGGTCGCTGCTATACGCAGCTTGTTCTATCGACATGATATCCGAAGCCTCAAGAAGATTGAATCGGAGTACGTCCAGGTAAAAGTCCAGGACAATTGTGCCTCACAAGATAACCCTCACGGGAGAGGATGCGCCTGCCATAAGCGTTTACACCAGATGTAAGAAGCGTCATTGTAGTGGGGCTCCACCTGCCATAACGTGTTCCAAGTATCCAGTCCAATGTCCACAAGCAAACCATTTAGTGAACAAGCGACCTCGGGGGAAGTACGAGTTGAAAAAGGCTCCCCGTCAAAACTTATTATGTACACAACGGTGGTTGGTGGCATTACGATTAGAGCCTACCTACCACCAGAAATACATCCCGCATCCGTGCGGGGCTATCCTATTCTTAAAGGAGCCTACGGCGCCAAAGATGTGGATCTTGACACATATTGCTACACATTAAGCAATTGTGAGAAAGCTCTCCTATTCGAAGTGGAGGAGAATGTTTACCTATACTCGGAGGATGCTGACTATTGTCGGCAATTTTCCCGTGGTACTACAGACGCCCAGCTTGCAAACGATTGGAGAAAGCAAACCTGGAAAAATATCCAGAATTTACGGCAGGATCTGACAAATTCAGCTAGTGAAATCTGGCAGGACACGAAAATTTTTGGACTCACCGCCGCTCTACGAGCGGTTGGTGAGATGACAGCACTGACAGACGACATGCAGAAATTGATTGAAGATCTTTTGTTCCTTGCGTTCAATTTGATTAGAAGCCCTTGCGCCAAAGAGCGATTACTACATTGTACGGCTTTTATCAAATATCGCTATGACAAACCACTACTCACCCGAGACACAGTACAGAAATTCATGGATTCAATGCACTCTATCACGTCATGGGTTAAAGGTTTTGTTACTTCTGAAACATTGCAAGATGGTGAGGAAACGTGGGATTCAGCATTTGTGGGGTTCGAAGAAGGTTTTCTCACTACTACGAAAGTAAAGAATAGCAAGGCCCTTCAATACCTGGGTAAAGTCACAACCAAGGTTATGTCATTGATGTTGTCCTTCAATATTGGCGATGCAACGCAGATTACGAAGGTCATCGACAGAATGAGCTCTACGTGGGAAGCATGCAATTTCATTGAGTTTCTTGGCAAGGCGGTTTGTTTCTTCATTAATAAGAGCAAAGAATGCTGGGCAGAAGGTTCTATCAAACCAATGTTTGAACCAGATGTGGAACCAGTGGTTCAGTGGTATGACAACGCTCTCAGTATAATCGAAGATTCGAAGAAACTTGGAGACGCTTTAGCCCACGGCCTGGATGCCAATCTGTTCTTCAACCGACTTACAGACAGCTTATGCATAGGAAGAACTTTCGTCCATTTGGGACGAAAAAATTCCACCCTCGATGCTAGTGTTGTTACAAGAACTTACACGAAGCTGTTGTCGCTTACCACAGAACAGAGCGTTAGAGAAGCGCTCCAAGAGCTAAGAGAATCCCCATATTCTGTTCTCATCATGGGTCCGTCAGGACAAGCGAAGAGTAGTTTAACCATGGTTATGTATCATGCACATTGTTCATATTTTGGTTTACCAAGTGAAGACTACTACCGCTACTTCTTTAACCCTTTTGACCAGTACCTTTCGCAATATCGATCAGATAAACATACGGTCATCATTGATGATATAGCGTTCATGAATCCTGACAAATCACAGGCAATTGACCCGGGCGTCGCCTTTGTAATGCAAGCGGTTGGCAATGTTGCCGTATCCAGCAATCAAGCGGACGTGGCAGATAAAGGTATGATTCCATTACGCCCAAAGCTAGTCATCGCATCGACCAATGTACCACACCTCAATGTGAGTAGCTACTTTACGAATGAGAAAGCTCCGAGACGTCGTTTGGCTATGAATATCAAGATTGAATTGAAGGCGGAGTATCGTAACTCCCAGGGCATGATGAGCGCAGATGCTAAAAGATTGGTGTGGGACAAGTACCCCAATCTATGGAATATCACGCTATATTCGTTGCAAGATACTGACCACGAGAAGGGCTTCAATGTGAATAGCGCACCAAAGCAAGGCGTTAGATTCGTAAAGGTTAAGACCTACACGGATATTGATGAGTTCATTGCCTTTTACATAGAGGAACTTACGCGACATAAAGCAGAGCAGGGGAATTTTCTCGCATTCGACAAGAAGATGAAACACGTCCCCATTTGCATGACGTGCAGACGATCTCGCTGTGTTTGCAAGTTCGAAGATTCGAACCTACAATCCGATGGGCGTGAGACCCAAAGGTGGCTCGAAACTCGTGACGTTTTGCCAAGAAGAGGAGCTGATTACAACGGCACTCTTCGCCTTGCTGCGATACTTGTGACAACCTCGTTTTTGTATACTTTGATGTGCTACGCCCCATGGAGTGGAGTTGGGTTGCTAATATTGCTACTCATCACTACCGAGATTGCTACGTCCTACTACGGACTAAGACAGGTACTATCATCACCGCTATTGTACATTATTATTAAGTGTGTGGTATTGACGGTCCTAGACAACCTCGACATGTACCCCCGGAGTCGACAACTCATTACCGCAGTCATACGAAACAGGTCACGCAAATGGTGGAAAGCAGGATTCGCGGTTGAATACCAGATCGTAGTGGGCCTAATCGCAGCAGGAGTCTCTATGTGGGTTGGATTGGCTTATCTTAAGAAGCCGTCCATCGATCAACAAGCCGATCACGAAGGCACGATCCCAAAAGCTGAGCTGGAAGAGAAGCAGAATGTGTGGAAGCGCGATAAGATGCCCCTGACAATTTCGGATTTTGGGTTACGGTCTTTATCACACGTGGGACATTTCCAGAAAGTTGTCGATCAATGCACTTTACGATTGTGGCGAGCCAAGTTCTCTTACATGATATCCGAAGACAAATTGAAAAGAGTGAACGGCAATGTCTTCCGTCTATGTGGACAGTTTATCCTCTTTCATCGCCACTTTTTGCCAGAGAACGAAACGCCCGTGGATGTGATGCTAACACTTCCTCAAGAAACTGGATCGAATACTTTCCATTTCAAGCTCGACATGTCGAAACTCACGCATGAAGGTGACATTGCAATTTATCCAGTCGATAGCTTGAACAGAACAACAGACTTTACAGGTTTCTTTTTCAAGTCGATGCCTTTTCAGGGTGCATACAGAGGCCAAATCCTACTGCGCGACAACGATGGAGCGAGCACATGCCTACACAGCTCAGAAATATCCCGAACGAGCTTCACGGTTGATGCACTGGGCTACACCAATTTTTGGCGTGCGGAAACGCAACATGTGACTATAAACGGTGATTGTGGAGGTCTTTACATGATCGACTCACCACTTGGACCCGTAATTGCCGGCTTGCACGTCTGCTACCATAACGGAGCGCCTCATGCTATTGCCGTGGATCAGGCTATGCTATCACGCCTGTTAGCGAAGAGCAAAACACGGCTACATGTTTCTGCACCACTCAGATTGAATGCGAGAAATACGGAGTTGCAGATGGGACCCTTACATGATCGGTCCCCATTGAACTTTATCCCAGACCTTGCAGTGGAAGTGTATGGATCTATTGTGAACGCAGCGAGACCACGCGAAAAGTCGAAGGTGCGCAAAACATTGTACCATGACGTTCTAGTTCGTATGGGCATCAAAGATCTCTATGGTGCCCCCATCATGAAGGGCTGGGAAGTAAATGATAAGATCGTTCGACCTATTTGTGGCAGTCGTCCAAATCTCGATGGCGATATGCTGTTGCTGATTGGAGAGTGGTATGGCGAACAATTGAGCAAGATAATTGATCTTGGGCAAGTTCACACTTACGACATAGGCACGGCTATAAATGGCGCAGTGGGCATCGCCTATGTCGATCGGCTTAATATGCGCACGTCAGCCGGACATCCATGGAACAAGGGGAAGAAAGAGTTCTTGGTGCCACTGGAAGATGGACGATTTGAGTTCATTCCTGAGATCATGGAGGAAATACACGCCACCATTGAGAACTGTTATGATGGCGTTCTTACCAATTCTATATATACGATGTCTAAAAAGGATGAAGTCAGAAGCAAGAAGAAGATCGAAGAGAAAAACACACGAGGTTTTTGCGGAGGGAATATTCCCGCTATCGTGTCACAACGCGTCTTCTTTATGGGCTTGGCTAGAGCTATTCAGAATGCAGGACCACCGACAGGCATAGCCGTGGGCATCAACGCACATGGTGAAGATTGGAGCAAACTCCTAGAACATATGTCAGTGTTTCCAAATGGTATGGATGGCGACTATAAGAAATATGATACGATACAGACAGCTAAGATCCTTATGGCATGCAAAAAGACTATCACTACGATCGAGAAAAATGCGGGTTGGCAGCCTGACGATATCGATGCGTCCGAGGTTTGCCTGGAAGATGCGTTCTTTCCTAGCATCAAGGCAGGTGGAGACATCTTCAAAATCATTTTCGGGGTGCTAACATCAGGATTCTTTCTCACAGCGATCGCGAATAGTATCGACAACAATATTCTCATCCGTTGGGCTTTTGTTATCATTGGAAAGGATCAAGGAAGAAGTGTGTATGAATCCCTCGCAATGTTTGAGGCCAACGTTCGCATAGTCACTTATGGTGATGATGTAATCATCACAGTGAGTGAAAGTTGTGAATGGTTCAATCATGATGCCATTGCCGAGTTCTTTGAGAGTGTTGGGATCACGTATACCTCAGCCGATAAGAAGGACAAGGGAGCTGTACCTTTCAAGGATCCTAAAGATCTGGAGTTTCTCAAGCGCAAGTTTGTTTACTCCGAGGATCATGGGAGATTTGTAGGCCCCTTAAGTTTAGAGTCGATCGAAAAATCATTGCTATACTACATCCCCACAGAAAATCTTGATTGTGGCATCGAGAAACAACACATGGACTGTCTTCGGAGTATATGTGCAGAGTTAGCTTACCACGGAAAAACAACTTATGATTTGTATGCTAACAAGTTGGCTTCAGCCACACAAATAATAGGTTTGGGAATTAATATACCAACCTATGAGTCCCATTTGGGACCAACTGCAGCTGTCCCCATCTGCATGCTCAATGAGCAAAGCGACCTGGGGGGTTTAACCACAGTTACTGGAAGAAAGATAGAATTGGAACTACAATCTTCAGAATGGGTGGTTGAATCAAAGGATCGAGGTCACACACCTCAAGGGCCACCAAACCCTCGCGACGGATCCACGCGGAAATCCAAACCCACCCGACGCCGAACTGAGCAGTTCTGCCGGGTTCATAAAAATCAGCTCAACGAATTTCAATTTTTAACAACATTACCCGATTTCGTAAGGTTTCAGAGTGATCGCAATATTCAGCGATTGTTCGAAGAGTTTCGCACTTGTGCACATCCCGACCCTAGTGGCATCCACGATTTAAGTATCCAGGATATTTGGGAGGAAATGTACGAGCGCTATGGAGAGATACCACCCGGTTACTCCATTCAGTTGCAAGCAGACACTATAGTAGAAGAAGTAGAGGCAACTACAATGCAGAAAAACACGACATCCTTTATTGATGGAGAGAGCGTGCAAGATTCTGCGCCCACACCGTTTCGCTTCCATCCCGGTAGTTTAACAATTGCCACGAGCAGTCTCGCAGATCTTGGGGACTTTCTTAAGCGCCCCGTGAGAATTATCAAGAAGACGTGGTTGGAGGCCGACACTATCGGACCCAATGGCAGCTACGATCCCTGGACGCTGTTTTTGAATGACACGAAAGTTAAGTACAAGTTGAACAACTTTTCTTTTCTGAGTGCCAAAATGCACCTCCGCGTAGTTATCAACGCGTCGCCCTTCTACTACGGAGCCGCGACCTTAGCCTACCAACCAACAGGGGGGTTTGCAGCTGTGTCCCCTTTTGTCAGTGGTGTGACGTCTGTCAATTCGTTGATTCCCTATTCCCAACTTAAACACGTTTGGATTAAGGCCCAGAAGAATGCACCGTGCGAGATGGAACTGCCATTCATCTACAAATCCGACTTTGTCAACATCCAGAAGGCTGCCGACGTTGCCACACTTGGCATTTTGTATTGGAATATCTTCGTGAAGCTTGCAAGTGCAAATGGCGTTACAGGACAAGGTGTTACGGTGCAAGTATACGCATGGCTGGAGGATGTCCACCTCGAAGGTCCGTCAGTTGGCATTGCAATGCAAGGTGGTGACGAGTATCAGGACGCGGGACCCGTTTCAGGGCCAGCGACGGCTGTCGCAAATGCCGCAGGTTGGCTAGAAGACGTACCGTTTATCGGCGTCTATGCAACAGCCACACGCATAGCAGCGTCAGCCGTATCGAGCGTAGCACGATTGTTCGGTTTTACAAACGTTCCCAATATCGGTCCCGTAAATGCGCTCAAACCAGCCCCGTTCATCAACTTAGCAACCGCGAGTGGCAAGTACCCTATTGATAAACTCACGCTGGATCCAAAAGCAGAATTGGGTGTCAATCCAGCTATTGTCGGTTCTGAGAACACCTTGGATTTGGATATTAGATCCTATTGCAAGAAGGAATCCTTCTACACAACGTTTGATTTTACGACGACAAATGCGGCAGATGACATATTGTTCCAAATGGCCGTTACGCCTATGGTTTTTGCGAGTACAACCCGAACGCACGACAAAGCATTCCAGATGACACCCTTGGCCCAGGTGGCAAATGCATTTTCCTATTGGCGAGGAACGATCCACATTAAATTGCAGATTATTGCTTCGCCTTATCACAAAGGTCGCATCATTATCGGCTACGATCCTACAGGGACGAGCTCAAGCAATATGGGGAACGACGTCAACATTACGAACGCAGTTTTCACACAGATCGTTGACATTGTTCCTGATGGCGTTTATGATTTAGAGATTCCATACTGCCAGGCTATCCCGTACCTTGGCTGTTCGGATCTCCTAAACATGGGAACAATCTCTACGACAGGCAGCACGTTTTTGAATATTCCCGGCTACACAAACGGCGTGATTACCATTAAGTGTGTCACCGCTCTTACTGCTCCGGTTGGCACATCAACTGTTACGACAATGGTTTCCGTATATGGGGGAGATGATTTGGAGTTCGCAGTCCCCAGAGAAATTGCTAATGGTGCTTATGTGTCAATGGCGGCTTTCCAGAGCGACAGTGAGATCATCCACGTCAAGATTGGTGCAAGTGGTAGAACGAACAAAGATCAAAACTTCATTAATTTTGGAGAATACATCCCAAGCATCCGCACTCTTCTCAACCGGTCAGTGCTCAATCGCATCTACTTTACGAAGTCAGCGGATATGGCAACGAATACAGACATCACCATACAGCGAGTGACGAAGCACATGTTCCCCCTTTACTATGGGTTTGATGTGAATGGACTTGACGCAGGCCTTAAAGATGACGGAACAACCAATGCTGCGGTGACCTATGCCCTTATGACACCCCTTAATTGGTTTACCCCATCCTTTTTGGCCTGGCGTGGTAGCATCAACTGGACTTTCAACGTGGACACTCTCAATCCTTGCCGTCATTTTAGAGTTTATAGAATTGGAGGCGGGAACACATTGGCAACCAACAAAGCTACGACTACCACTGTTTTTGCAGGCGGATCCCTGACGACGAGTGGAGATATAGCGAACGTGTTGGCGGGGTCACCATCAGGGGTTAGTGGATCTGTCTTAACTAACCAATTGACGCAGGCAGGTCTAACGGTTCAGCTTCCTATGTATACGGCCTACAAGTATTATCCCACTGCTTGGCAATCCATTACGTCTGATACGGAGATCGACACGTCATTGAATCGATTTGCTGTGGAATATTCTATGCAGATGACAAACGTGGGTAAGTACGGCCAAATGCTATGGGCATACTGTTCGGCTGGTACTGACTTTTCTCTGGTTCAATTTCAATTTGTACCGGTGGTCTACACACGTTTGGTTGAAGCACAAATTCCATTTGCTTAGATCAAAGTTCCCTGGAACAACCTCCAATTCACATGGTTTTGGGGCTCATTTTTAGAATGAGGAAAAGGCGCAGAGCTAGCCTGAAGGAGCTCCTGAGTGCACAATTTATTATTGTGGCATTGTGCATATATATATATTTGCATATACACTTGGAAACACATGACTCATGGTACGACCGTGAGCATTACAACACCACTAGTACTCACGTACTACTAGTGACGGTTGGAACTTAAAATTTTAAACGATTTCGGTTCCACCCGAGTCGTAAACTTTTAAGC